TCGCAGTCATTGCGATCACATCGATTTTTCTTTTGTACTTCTTTCATGATGATCGGCAAATTGATCTGCTGACTCTGTTTTCAGGTGTGCTCATTCCCGCACTGGGAATCGCATACCTGCGCTCAGGAGTGGATCTCGAAGCAGCGTCATAAACCGATACCTGAGCTGGAGCAATCATGGCCACCTTCTACGACGAAATGGCCGTGATGGCTCTGGAGATGATCACAGAGTTCGGCCAGCCCGTGACCATCCGGGCGATCACCGTCGGCGAGTACGACCCCGACGCCGGTAGCGCGCCGCCTGACACCATCACCGAGCAGACCGCCCAAGGCATCCTGCTTGATTTCACCGGCCAAGAATTCCAGAACAACAGCCTCATCAAGCAGGGCGACAAGAAACTCAAGATCGCGGCGCAGGGTTTGGCGTGGGCGCCTGACCTGCTGAACAAGGTCATCGTCCAAGGCCGCACCTGGTCAATCGTCCCGCCACTGAAAGAGATCAACCCAGCCGGCACGCCGATCCTGTACGAGCTGCAGGTGCGCTCTTGAGTCGCGCCGGCGCCGGCCAGTCCGGCAGCTTTGCACTAAGCCTCGCCGAGTTCGCGGCCCAGGCCACTGAAGCTATCGACGCCAGCCTGCGCGAGATCATCATCGAAGTCGGTAGCAGCGTCATCCGCATGTCACCGGTGGGCAACCCTGAGATCTGGGCGCAGAACACTGTGGCCCATCAGTACAACAAGGCCGTGGACGATCACAACAGCGATTTGCGCAGCGATCCGGCCAACCTGACAAAGGCGGGCCGGCTCAAGCCTGGGCGCAAGCTGAACGACGGCATGGATATCGTTGCCCCTGAAGGCTACGTCGGCGGGCGGTTCCGAGCCAACTGGCACCTCTCGATCGATGTAGTGGAGAGCGTGACCTTTGACGAGGTTGATCCGGGCGGGCAAGCAACAATCGCTGCATTGGTTTCGGCTGTCAGCGACTTCACCGCCGGACAGACTGCCTACCTCATCAACAACCTGCCGTATGCGATCCCGCTGGAGTTCGGGCATTCGACCCAAGCACCGGGTGGCATGGTCCGCATAACCGTGGCCCGCTTCCAGCAGATCGTGCTGGAGGCCATCAGGAACAACCAGGTATGAGCCACAACGTCATCGCCTCAATCTATGAGGCAAAGCTGATCGTCTGGGCGAAAGCTCTGCCGGTACCGCTGAAAGTTGTCGTCGAGAACGAGGTTTACAAGCCCGTAGATGGCGAGACATACCTCAAGGCGTTCACGCTGCCAGCGGACACCGCGAGCAACACACTCGGCGGTGACCACAAGCTTTACACCGGCGTGTTCCAGGTCAGCATCGTGACGCCGTCGGGCAAGTACCGCGGTGCAGCCGGCGCACTGGCTGATCAGATCGCCGTGTTGTTCCCACTGTACGAGCAGAACACGAAGGGCGTACTGACCGTCGTGACGATGACGCCGGTCGATCCCGGCCCCGGCATTCCAGACGACACCACCTATACGGTGCCGGTTTCGTTCTTGTACCGAGCCGACACCAACTGAATTAGCCCGTTGGGCAAACCCAGAACCCGCCATTGAGCGGGTTTTGTCATTTCTGCAAAGAGGAAAAAACAATGGGCTACAAACTCCCGAATGGCGCGACGTTCGAGCATGCCGCTACCTACGCCGCTCCGCTCTCGTTCTCCGCCATCTCCAACGCCTCCGAAGCTATTTGCACCACCGTAGGCGCCACCTTGGTTACCGGTGACATCGTGCAAATCGCTTCTGGTTGGACGCCCCTCAACGGCAAAGTGGTCCGCGTCAAGACAGCGACCGCGACCGCGATCACCCTGGAAGCGATCGACACCACCAGCACCCAGATCTTCCCTGCCGGCTCCGGCGCGGGCACGCTGACGAAGGTACTGACCTGGGCTCAAATCCCTCAGATCACCGATGTTGCCTTCTCCGGCGGAGATCAAAATTACGCCGACATCGTCTTCCTTGAAGACCAGCAAGGCCGCCAGCTGCCGACCGACAAATCCGCCGCCAGCATGGTGCTGACTGTCGCCGATGACCCGTCTCTGCCCTATGTCGCCGTCGTTACGGCCGCCGATTCCGCAAAGTCGATGCAAGCCGCTCGCCTGAATCTGCCGGGTACCGACAAGTTGTATTACGGCGCCTACACCTCGTTCTCGCTCCAGCCTGCGGTGTCTCGCAACAACTTGCTGACTCGCACCGTCTCCCTGGCGCTGCAAGCAGCACCTACCCGCTACCTGTCGTAAGGAATCCTCATGGCAAAGTTTTCCATCGCGCCGAAACCGACGTTCACCGTTGATGTTTCCATTCCGCAGGTTGGCGGCACGCCGGCAATGGTGCCGTTCACGTTCAAATACCGCGACCGTACGGCGCTGGCTGAGCTGTTCGACTCATGGAAGGAAAAGGCGGAGGCCATCGGCGAGCGCTTCAAGGGTACACAGCCCTCCCTTTCCGAAGTAACCGCGGCCGAAGTCGAGCAGGGCTCTGATCAAATCAAGGACTTGGTCGTGTCGTGGGGCTTCGACGATGAGCTCAACGACGAGTCGATCACTGCCTTGGTGAAAAGCTGCATCGGTGTTTCTGACTCGGTGGTGAAGGCCTACAGCGAAGCCTTTGGAAAAGCTCGACTGGGAAACTAACCGCCGCCGCTCGTGCGCTATACGAGCCTTCAGTTTCGGCCGAACAGTTGGCGTTATTCGGACTATCTCCGGACGACTATGACGAGACTTTCGAAGTCTGGCCGGACAACTGGAAGGCGTTTCTCGTCATCGATTCGATGGGGACTCAGTGGCGTACGGGTGCATGCGGCGCAACTGGCCTCGATTACGGCGTCCTGCCGAATGTAATGCGACTCGTCGGAGTGCCGGTGAAGGATCGCCCAGGTGTATTTCAGGACATCCGCGTAATGGAATCGGAAGCCATCGCAGTCATGGCCGAAACCCGCGACAACAGCTCGTAGTCACGGGCACTTATTCAAGGTGAGTCGATGAACATTGCAGAACTCGGCATCAAGGTCGATTCGGCTGATGCCGCCAACGCTGCGACCGATCTCGACAAGCTGACGAAGGCTGGTGATCGTGCCGAGCAGTCCGCCGTCGGCCTGATGAAAGAGATGGAAGCGCTGGAGAAGTCGCTGTCGAAAGGCGCGACCACCACGCAGGAACTGGCTAAGCAGCGTGAGAGTCTGGCGAAACTCACCAAGACCGGCGCTTATGGCGAGGCCGAGTTCACCAAGATCACCGCACAGCTCGATAAGCAGCAGGTGGCCCTGGCCAAGTCGACACTGGATGAGCAGAAGGCACTGAATAGCTTGCTCGGCGCGATCGATCCGGCCAAGGCGGCAATGTCCAAGCTGGACACCCAGGTTGAGCAACTGGGTAAGCATCTTGATGCCGGTCGCATCAGTCAGGACCAATACAACTCGTCGCTGAGCAAGATCGACAAGGATTACGCCAAGCTCGAAAAAACCGCCACTGGGTTCGACAAACTTCGTCTCGGTACCCGTCAGGCCCAGGAAAACGTTGTCCAGTTAGGCAATGCACTGTCTTCAGGGGATTGGGGGAGCGGAGTTCGGGCTGTTGCTCAGCTTGGCGCAGGTGCTGGGGCTTCCGCTGCCAGTCTACTGGCCGTTCTCGCACCTATCGCGCTGGTAACGACCGCGGTTGCCGCGCTCGGGGTTTCTTACTACAAGGGCAGCGAAGAGCAGGACGCTTACAACAAATCACTGGTACTGACCGGTAATTTCGCTGGTGTCAGTGCAGGCCAAATGGGCGAGCTTGCGCGCCAAGTCAGTGCGACTGTCGGCGCAACCGGTCAAGCGGCAGAAGTGCTCGCATTGCTGGCTGGCAATGGAAAGATAGCTGGCGAAAGTTTTGGCGACATCACCAGGGCCGCAGTCTCTATGCAGGAGGCTACTGGCAAAGCCGTCAGCGAGACTGTTGCCGAGTTTTCCAAGCTGGCAGACGAGCCAGTAAAAGCGTCTGCCGCGCTGAATGAGCAATACCACTACCTGACTGCCTCTGTTTACTCGCAGATCGCCGCCTTGGAAGAGCAAGGCGACCATGCTGGTGCTGTGAAGCTGGCGACCGAGCAGTACGCGGATGCCATCAACGAGCGCACGCCGAAGATTCTCGAAAACCTGAGTTTCTGGGAAAAGGGTTACAACGCTGTCGCACGTGCGGCCGACAACCTGAAAAATATTGGTCGCAGCAACATTGGCTCCGATATTGAACAGGCTCAGCGTGATCTCGCTCGAGCAGAGTCGGGCGATGTTGGCCTGTTTCAAAACAAGCAGGAGATGATCGACCTCTACCGTAACCGGCTAAACATGCTGGAGGACCAGAAAGCCGCCGAAGCAGACATTGCCAAGTACGAATGCGAGCAGGCGAAGGTCCAGAAAGACGCCGTTGTCGCTATGGCAAAGGTCGACGCACTTACCAAGTCGTCTTGGACAAATGAGCAAAAACGCGCAGAAGCGCTGAAGGAATATCGCCGGCAACTCGACGATATCCGTAAGGCGGACCCTAAAGACAAGCGTCTTGATCAGTCAGTCGTCGACAAGAACCTGGCAAACATCAACGATAAGTTCAAGGATCCGAAGGGTGCGGCGGGCAGCGTTGACCTGACCAGCTTCAACAACGCGAAGAGCGTACTGGCCGAAACACTGGCCTATTACAAAAACGCGGACAAGGAGCTCGAAGCATCGCAGCGGGCAGGAGTGATCTCTCAGGCCAGTTACACCGAGCAACGCGTCAGCCTGCTAAAGCAACAGTCGGAAGAGGTTGCCCAGAGTTACCAGTCGGAAATCGATGCGCTCGAAGCGGCCAAGGCCAAAAAGGGCACGACCGCGGCGCAAGTCATCCAGATCGATCAAAAGATCTCGGATGCACGGTCCGCCATGGTCAAAGCGCAGCTGGATAGCGACAGCGAACTGTCGATCATCGCCACCAACGAAGAAGGTCGCCTGCGCAAGCAAACTCTGGCAGTCAGCACGTACACCAGCGCACTCCAGCAACAGGTTGAGACACTTCGCCAGCAGGGATTGCGTGCGGTCTCTGGGCTTGGGCAGGGCGATCGTCAGAGATCGCTGACGGAACAGCAGAACAGCATCGACGACAAGGCCAACGCCCAGCGCATCGACCTGGCCAACCAGTATGGCGACGGCTCGCGCGGCATGAGCCTCGACGAGTACAACGCCAAGCTGAAAGCCGTTGCGCAAAGCCAGCAGGACCTGCGCAACACGGTGGTCGCCAACTATGACGACATGACCGATGCGCAAGGTAGTTGGAGTGCTGGCGCATCTTCGGCATGGGAGAACTACCTCGAGTCGACGCGCGACGTGGCCGGGCAGACGAAAAGTCTCTTCACCAGCGCGTTCAGCTCCATGGAAGATGCTATTACGCAGTTCTCCATGACAGGCAAGCTGTCGTTTTCCGACTTCGCCAAGTCCGTGCTCGCCGATATGGCAAAGATTGCAATGCGGCAGGCGAGCTCCTCAGCGCTGAGTGGTCTGTTCGGTCTGGCGGCTACTGCTGCGAGCTCCTACTTCGGCGGCGGTACGACTTCAGCCGGATCAACGCAAGCTGGCTACTCCGGCGATCTATCGGGATTCACCCCGGGCAGTATCCAGGCCAAGGGTGGTGCATGGTCCAGCGGCGTGCAGATGTTTGCCGATGGCGCCGCCTTCACCAACAGTATCGTCAGCAAGCCAACGGCATTCGGTATGGCCAACGGTAAAACCGGTGTGATGGGCGAGGCTGGCGAAGAGGCAATTGTTCCGCTGGCTCGTGACTCGCAAGGGCGCCTTGGTATCCGCGGCGGAAGCAGCGCAACGCCGATTACCATGACCTTCTACATCGACGCAGCTGATAACGGCGCGAGCACAATCCCAGATCCGGCGAAACTGGCTGAGGCGATGAAGGTTGTCGCACAGCAGGAAATCGCGCGGCAACGCCGTAACGGCGGGCAACTCGCTTAAGGAGGCGTCATGCCAACATTCACATGGGTTCCGACCTACGACGCCACCAAGACGATCACCCCGACGGTCAAGGTCATCAAGTTCGGCGATGGGTACGAGCAGCGGCAGGGAACCGGTATCAACCGACAGCCGCGCAAGCTCGCCCTGACCTTCAAGCGGCCCAAGGCGGAGATTGAAGTTATCGACGCCTTCCTCAAGGCCCGAGGCGCAATTGAATCCTTCGACTACACGCACTCCGGCCAATCGGCAGGGAAGTATGTCTGTCGTGAGTGGGTCCGTACCAACATTGCCAAAGGCATTGACGGCCTGTCTGGAACCTTTGAGGAGGTCTACGAATGAGTGCTCTTCAAGGTCAGCTCGCGCTCGCGAATGGCATGTCGATCTGGGAAGGCTTCGAATTGGTACTGCCTGGCCAGACGCTTCGCTTTCATGCGGGCGTGAACGAAACGCTTGGCCCGGTTGTTTGGCAGGGGTACGTCTACACGCCTTGGCCGCTCAACGGAACCGAGTTCGCTACGCCCAGCCAGGGGTCGCCGGCCCGCCCGAAACTGCAGGTCGGCAACTTCGGCGGGACCATTTCTGCGCTGTGTCGGCAGTATGAAGACCTGCTCGGCGCCAAGCTCAAGCGCCGCCGCACGCTGGTCAAGTATCTGGATGCGGCGAACTTCTCCTCCGGCAACCCAACTGCAAACCCAGCCGAAGAGTACCCAGTCGAAACCTGGATCATTACGCGCAAGGCCAACGAAACGCCGGCCGCCATCGAGTTCGAGCTTGGATCGCCGCTCGACTTGCAAGGCGTCAAGTTACCACGCCGCCAGGTAGTCGCTGGCACATGCCTATGGGCTTACCGCTCGGGCGAGTGCAGCTACGCCGGCGGGCCTGTGGCCGACTATGCCAACCGCCCGACCAGCGACCCTGCGCAGGACCAGTGCAGTCGCACCATGACTGGCTGCAAGATGCGCTTTGGCGCAAATGGTGAGCTTCCTTTCGGCGGCTTCCCTGGCATTGCCCGCGTACCGAGGTTGTGACCATGAGTGAATTATTCAACAAATGCCGGGCTGACGCCGAGGCGCACGCCCTTGCCGAGTACCCGCGCGAAGCCGTGGGTCTGGTCGTCAGCGTGCGTGGCAAACCGTCCTACGTGCCGTGCCGCAATCAATCTGAAGAGCTGGATCACTTTATCCTGCATCCGGAGGACTACGCGGCCGCCGAGGATATGGGCGATATCATCACCGTCGTGCACTCGCATCCTGACGCCGGGCCCGAGCCAAGCCTGCACGACATCGCCAGCCACGCCGCCAGTCGCATGACCTGGTGGATTGTCGGGCTGAAGGATGGCGCTGCAACCTGGCATGAGATGCCGGCCGCCGGCGAACTACCGCTGGAAGGCCGTGTGTTCGTCCATGGTGTCATCGACTGCTACACCCTTGTGCGCGACTACTACCGACAGGTGCTCGGAATCATCCTTCCGGACTTCCATCGCAAGGACGACTGGTGGCACAACGGCGAGAACTTATACGTCGACAACTTCGCAAGGACCGGCTTCGTCCCAGTCGATACGCCAGAGCAAGGCGATTTGATCGTTATGGCGATCGGCAGTCCGACGCCGTGCCATGGCGCGATATGGCTGGATGGCGACGTGCTGCTGCACCACCTCTACGGCCGCCTGAGCTGCCGAGAGGTCTATGGCCGCGCCTACCGTGAGTGCACGACACATATCATGCGCTACACGAGATAGGCCCTGTATTTGTGCGCGTCCGCCCTGTTAGAGTCGCCAAAACACTCGGAGGCTCAACATGCGGAAAACTCTTACGGCCCTGGCGCTGATTGCGCTGGCTGGGTGCTCGACAACAGGACTTGAGCGGGGCCAGCCAGCTTTTGCTGGGCAATCTGACAAGACTCCGCAAGAGTTTTCGCGGTGCCTTGCCCCAAAATGGCAAGAGTTCAATTCATCGACCAGTTCAGTTGAAACAGGGCGCGGATACAAAATAGCCGCCTCGTCAGCTTTCTCTGGAGTGGTCGCCCTAGCGATTGTCGACAGAGCGAGTTCCGGATCATCCGTTCGGGTCTTCCTTCCCATGGACTGGGCAGGGACTTCCGGTTGGAAAGACTCTGCAAAAACCTGCATTTAAGCCACTGAAAAAACAAAGCCGCCTCCGGGCGGTTTTTTATTGCCCGGAGAAAAGTATGAGCGCTGCCACCGACAATGGAATGACCAGAATTTTGCTCTCGGGCAGCCTCGCAAAAGCCTGTGGGCGCGAACATTTCAAGACGCTCGAAACTGGCACGGCGAGCGAAGCCTTCAGCGCACTGAAGAACACAGTCCACGGGTTTGAGGATTTCATTCGCTCCTCTGCTCGCCGAGGGCAGCGCTACGCCATTTTCCGCAACCGTGAGAACGTAGGTGAGGACCGGTTCGCCTTGAGCGGTACCACCGAGATTCGCATCGTTCCGGTTATCGCCGGCAGCAAGAACGGCGGGCTGTTTCAGACCGTGCTTGGCGTTGCACTGGTGGTCGTCGGCGTTGTTGTTACCGGCATGAGCTTCGGCAGCGCTGCCCCGGTCGGCGCCGCATTGATAGCGACAGGCATTGGTATGGCTATCGGTGGCGTTGTGCAAATGCTCACGCCTCTACCCAAGACGCCCAACCAACAAGACCAAGCCAGTACCGAGAACAAACCCAGCTACCTCTTCAACGGCGCCTTCAACTCGACGCAGCAAGGCCTGCCTGTGCCTGTTGTTTACGGCCAGATGCTGGTCGGCTCAAGCGTTATCGCGGTAGGCACCTGGACGGAGGCTCTACCGGTATGAGCGAAGTAATTATCGGTAGAAAGGGTGGCGGCAAGAGTGGCGGAAACGCTAGTAGCAGTGGCTCTGTGCGCGCCGCCGTAGAGGCTCCGGATAGCCTGCGTTCGCGTCAGCATGTGCGGGTACTGCACGCAATCTGCGAGGGGGAGATAGAGGGCTTCGTCGGCGGCCATCAGGGGATCTTCTTCGACGATGTTCCGCTGCAGAATTCAGATGGCAGTTACAACTTTTCCAGCGTCAGCATCGATACACGCACCGGCACCCAGTGGCAGGGCTATATGCCGATTACTGGACTTGAGGCCGAGCAGTCCGTCGGCGTCGAGCTGAAAGGATGGATTCCCATCGAGCGCGCCATCACCGACAACGATGCAGATGCGGTGCGCATTACTTTAAGCGTTCCGCAGCTGTTCTCACAGAACACGCAGAACGGCGACACGGGCGGATCTTCTGCGCTTGTCCGCCTGGAGGTCAAGCACGGCAGCGCCGGCGTCTGGTATCTGCTGTGCGGTGATATTCTGATCAACGGCAAAACCATGAGCCGTACCCAGTTTTCGTACTATCTGCGTTTGCCGGTATCTGGAGGCGTGCCGCGCTATATCCGGGCGACCCGATGGGGTGGCGACTCGACAAGTTCCACGGTCCAGAACCGTACCTTCTTCGACAGCATGACGCTGTTGTGGGATGAGAAGCTGCGCTATCCGAACACTGCGCTGTGCGGCGTCAGCATTGATGCTCAGCAGTTCGCCAGCATTCCGCGCATGTCCTTCATGGTGCGCGGCCTTAAGGTTCTGGTTCCAAGCAACTACAACCCAGCAACGCGCACGTACAGCGGATCATGGAACGGTTCATTCATTCGCGCATGGACCGATAATCCAGCTTGGGTCTGGTACGACATGCTGACCAACACCCGCTATGGGCTAGGTGGCTTGCTCGACACGGCGCTGGTCGATAAGTGGTCGCTGTACAATATCGCCCAGTATTGCGATGCGATGGTCCCAAACGGTTACGGCGGATGGGAGCCGCGCTTTACCTGCAACCTCGCGCTGACCACCCAGCAGGACGCTTGGAAGCTGGTAAACGACATGGTTTCCGTGTTCCGCGCTATTTGCTTTTGGGCTGGCGGCACGTTGACAGCGGTGCAGGACGCGCCGCGCTCCAGCCGATACCTGTTCAATAACTCAAACGTGGTCGGTGGCGACTTTAGTTATCAGTCGGTCGCATCGGATCAGCGCTATAACGTTGCCGCTGTCACCTGGAACGACCCGAACCAGCAATATAAGCAGACGGTCGAGGTGGTCGAGCGTCCGGAACTGATCGGGAAGTGGGGGCGTATCCAGCAGAGCGATGTTGTGGCTGTTGGCTGCACCTCGCGCGGCCAGGCACGCCGTCTCGGTCGCTGGCTGCTGTACGCCGAAAGTGAGGCGGTCACCTTTGCCGTCGGTGCGGACGGCGCAGTTCCGCTTCCGGGCGACATCATCGACGTCGCTGACGCTAATCGGGCCGGTGCACGTAATGGTGGCCGGCTTCTGGCTGGTAGCACCGCATCTACCTTGCTGCTGGATGCCCCAATCGGCCTTGCTGGTACGGGCGTTGTCGGTGTGGTTATGGCGGATGGCAGCTATGCGAGTGCCGCCGTTACTGTCGGAGCCGGCGCGACATCGATCACGGTATCCCCACCGCTTGCCACGGCACCGCTGGCTACGGCGCCGTGGGTGTTCTCAACAGCTGCACTGGAGACGCAGAAGTTTCGCGTCATCGGTATCAGCGAAGGCGACGACGGCACGTACGCGATCAGCGCCGTGGCGTTTGACCCCGATAAATTCAACCAAGTCGAGTACGGCACGCCGGACGTCGACAACCCAACCAGCATCATCAACATATCCAAGCCAGATGCAGTTGGTCAGCTGACATTCTTCGAATCGCTCTATGACACCGGCACCGGTCTGGCTGCCGCGCGACTAACAGTCAGCTGGACTCAGCCGGCGCGAGCGATGCGCTATCAGATCGAGGCAATGAAGCCGGGTGGCAACTGGGAGTATGTCGGCGAAGTATCGACGCCTAGCATCGACTTCGATTCTGCATCCTCGGGCCTGTGGTCCGTTCGTGTTACGCCAAAGTCCGTGCTCGGCCTCTCCGGCCCAGCATCGATCCAGACCTATATGGCTCAGGCGTTGCTGGCGCCACCGACGGCGCTAGTCGGCCTGCGGCTGGACGTCATCAACAGCGTGGCCACTCTGGCTTGGGAACCGGCGCCGGAACTGGACGTGAAACTCGGCGGCAGCATCAACATCCGACATTCACGCAGCACGTCGGCCAACTGGGACACGGCACTGCCGCTCACCGAGGCGGCTGGCCGGTCTACGTCGGCGGTCGTGTCTTTGCTGCCCGGCAAATACCTTGCACGCGCGGTCGACTCCTCGGGCGTCGGCGGGCCGATCACGGAAGTCTGGTCCGACGCACAGGTGCCTCTGCCTGAAAACGTCGTGCTGACCGTCACCGAGTCACCAGCATTCTCCGGGATTGCGGTGAATGCGGCGGTTTCGGATGGCGCACTGAAGATGTCGGCGCTCGGCCTGTTCGATGACATCCCCGATCTGGATGCATGGCTCGGGGAAATCGACAAGTACGGCGGTTCGCACCTGACTATGACCTACAGCTTCGCCGCGCCTTCCGACCTCGGCAATGTATACGACTGCCGCCTGACCGCGAATGTCGAGGCGGTGCTGTACGACGACGGCAGCTACATCGACACAATCGCCGACTTCGATTCGATGATCAGCATCGACGGTGATCCGCCAGTCGGCGCCTCGCTGTCGCTGTGGGTGCGCACGTCCGATGTGTTCCCGGTCGCATGGTCTGCCTGGAAGCCGTTTGTTGTCGGCGACTACCGCGCTCGCCTGTTCGACTTCCAGCTTCGTGGGGAAGTCCTGCTGGCGACGAACTGGATCGACGTCTCGACCCTGGAGGTCACGATCGATATGCCGGACCGGATCGAGAGCGGGAACGACATTCCGGTGCCTGCACTGGGCCTGCCAGTCGTGTACTCGCCGCCGTTCAAAGCCAGTCCAGCCGTCAGCCTCACAGCGCAAGGCCTCTCGCCAGGAGACTACCTCGACGTCTCCGCCAAGACCGTCAGCGGCTTCACGGTCTTCATCCGCAATTCCAGTGGGGTCGCCCAGTCGGGCCGCTCGATTGACTACATCTCAAAGGGATACTGACTTATGTCGCAGCACGATATGACCGTGGATAACGGGGCGGGCTTGGCTGTCCGTGCCGATATCAACCTCGCCTTGAAGGCGCTCGCATCGCAAAGTAGCGGCGCGATTGCCCCAAGCCCTACATTCCCCTGCCAGTTATGGGGCGACACTGGGACTAGTAGGCTGAGGCAGCGCGACAGCGCGAATACGCTTTGGATTGACTTGGGCCCGCTAGATTCCGCCCGACCAGCCCCGGGCAGCTTGCTCAATGTTCGAGTGTTCAGCACTCCAGGCACCTTCACCTACACCGAGACTCCGGGTACAAAAAAGGTAATTCCTTGGGTTCAGGCCGCAGGCGGTGCGGGCGGCGGAGCGCCAGCCACGGGTGCGGGTGTTTCATCGATGGGCGCCCCCGGTGGCGCAGGGGCTTACGCAGAAAGCCTGATCACCTCGGCATTTTCCGGTGTGACCATTACAGTCGGCGCGGGCGGGACGGGCGTATCTGGGTCAACCGGTAACAACGGCGGCCCTTCGTCCTTTGGCGCACTGGTCAGTTGCCCCGGGGGGCGTGGCGGCCCCCCTGCTGGGCCATCAGGTGGGACGTTTTATCAATCTTCCCCTAATAGCACTGCTCCTAGCGGCGGCAACATTCGGTCGAACATTGGGGCGGGAGGGGATACCTCGATGTCACCAGGCATAGTGGGGCGCCCGGGCGCATCCTTGTTCGGAGCCGGGTCACTTCCTACCGGCGCTGGGGTTGCGGGTGTTGCTTCTACCTCGCCCGGCGCGGGTGGCGGCGGCACTGGTAACGGTGCAAGTGCAGCAGCATTAACAGGCGGCGCCGGTGCTCCTGGGATCGTAATTGTGTGGGAGTACGCATGATGAAAACCTACGCAAATATCGCAGATGGCGTCGTGCAATACCTGCTTCCTACGGGTGGCGATATTGCCGAGATGTTCCATCCAGACATGATCTGGATTGACGTGACGGATATCGTCCAAGGTCCGGTAGTCGGATGGACTGCCGTCGAAGCAAATGGCGCTTGGAGCTTCGCGGCTCCACTTCCGCCCGTACCGACGGATGCTGAACTGAAAGCCGCAGCATTATCGCAGCGTGATTCTCTGCTAAGTCAGGCAAATGAGGCCACCGCCGGCATGGCTGACGCTTTTCTGGCTGACCTTCTGAGCGATGCCGATAAAGTCATGTTCAAGGCCTATGCCGTCTACAAACTGGCTCTGAACAAGATCGACCAGCAGCCAGGTTACCCGACTGCCATCGACTGGCCGATAGCCCCAGCAGGTTGAACCGCCCCGGTCATTATTGAATAAGTTGCGCCACAGCTCACTAGACATTAAGGGCGTGCTGCACTCGTTCAGTGAAAGCAATTTTGCGAATTTCGCGGCAGCAGTGCGCGACTACGTTTACGCATTGAACTCCGTGGTTGCCGGAGCCGCTACCGATCTTCCACGCACGCCAGTCACCATCGTATAAAGATCCGCGCGCGCCTAAAAATTATGCAAAAATGCGAATTTTGGGCGCGAGCAAAAGAAATGGATAATCAAGATTCCCTGCTTTCATTCTACGTCTGCCCTTCAGAGGGCTCATCGTTTGAGATCTCTGAATCTGGGCTAAAAGGGCAGCGCCAAAGCTATCAATTTTTGCGCGCAGTTGATGGGGATATTCCTGATTTCCGGGCTGCCGATAACTTTTCCGATGGCGGACTAGCGTCTCTGGAAATGTACGACTTCGATGGTGCCAGGGCCGTGTACAGGAACTTTCTCTCATGGATGTTCCGGACATTTTCTGTTGACGAGGACGCGTTTCGACTCGACTTGGTGAGCCGACTAAATCTGAAGCCGAATTCACGTGTTCTTATTACAGGATGCGGGATAGGGGATGATGTATTTGCCGTGCAAAAATGCCTCGGGCCGGAAGGGGCGATCTTCGCATCAGACCTGGCGCCAGAGATGGTTATGTCGACGCATGACTCTATCGCTAATCAATCCGGCGAAGGGCTCTGCCAAATAAGTTTGAGCGTTGCTAACGCGTGCAACTTACCTTTCAACGATGAATTCTTTGATGCCGCTTTTCATTTCGGTGGTATCAATCTATTTGATGATGTGAAAGGAGCGATAGCGGAGATGGCTCGCGTTACCAAAAATGGCGGCCGTATCGTATTTGGAGACGAAGGTGTAGCGCCGTGGTTGCGTGACACCGATTACGGTCGCATGGTGATCGCCAATAATTACCTATGGGCACATGAGGCGCCACTTGGATTACTACCGTTCTCGGCCATTAACCCGTCCGTAAGTTGGGTACTTGGAAACTGCTTCTATGTAGTCCAGTTCGACAAAAGTGCGGAAGGCCCCCATATTAATCCAGATATCCCACATGTTGGTCGTCGCGGCGGTACTATGCGGACTCGGCATCTTGGACAACTTGAGGGTGTGGATCTCAAGCTTAAAGATGAGGTTGTTAAGTCTGCGGCAGAGCAGGGTATAAGCGTCACGGAGTGGCTTGAGAAAGCAATTGGAAACACGCTAAGTTCCAAGCTGTGATCTAAGTTGAACTTGGCCGCGCATTACGCAGTAACACCTGTGAATGTGCGGCCGATTGTTAGCGATCAATGGGGTTTGGTGCGGCAGCCACTACGAGCTGACCAGCTCAGCTACGGCAAATCCTTCTTTTCCGAAACCATTGCCGTTGTAGAAACACCATGTCTTACCGTGAGCAGAAATTGCGGCGGCATACATGATGCCTTCTGAGTCAAAAGACCCAGGAGTTACATCAAGTCCAAGCTCCCCATCTTTTCGATCCCATTGCCTACCATCGGCAGACGTGGCGTACCCCATTCTGTACGCACGCAACGAACGACGTCTCACCGAATAGAAAAGCGAATAGCTGCCATCTCCCTGTTTGGTGACCCATGGGCGTCCAAACCCGTGCTCATCTGGTTCAGTGATTGGCAAGACAGTTTCGCCCCTCGGTCCCCAGTCAACGCCATTGGATGATTCCAGGTATCGAAGCTCATAAACTGGCATCTGCTTTCCATCGATTTCTTCCCACTCCGATCCGGCGACGTACCACATCTTGAAGACGCCACTCTCAAAGATGACGAATGGACCGCCACGGAAATAACGCTCATCTTCGCTACGCTCCAGCGCAGCTGTTTCGCGCACGCGGCGAAAAGTTTCTCCGTTGTCGTCGCTGACAGCCACTCCGGTCAACAATCGATAGCGGATAGTTTGACAAAGCTCAAACCCTGCGTAGTAAAGGAACAGCCGGCCATTTGGGCCGCGCGTGACGCTGCAAGTTATCAGCCCGTGGTCGTCGAAGTTGCCAGGGGCACCGACGTCTAGCAGAGGCGATTCCTCAATGCGAAGGATGCGCAACGGGTTTCTTGCGTCGACATCAACGAATCCTGGGCGACCGATCATGTTTGCGTCGCAGAGCGTCACAAAAACTCGAATCGTATCCTCATCCAGCAGGAAGGGGGTCGGGACCATTGCATGCGTCATTGCCGACCTTAATTCGCCTGTTGGCGCATAAACGATCCCCAGCTTTTCCCACAACATGCGTCTTCCCTCGTTCTTATGCCGATTTGGCGCGCAGTGTAACAAAGGAGAACCCTATGCCAATCACCGCGCAGCAACTGCTGCAGATCCTCCCGAACGCCGGCCAACGAGCCGGCGTTTTTGCACCTGTACTCAACACGGCCATGCAGCGGTTCCAGATTGTCGGGGTCAAGCGCGTGGCCGCATTCATTGCCCAGATCGGCCATGAGTCCGGTCAGCTGGTCTACGTCCGAGAAATTTGGGGGCCGACTCCGGCTCAGACCAAATACGAGGGGCGTGCGGACCTCGGCAATACCGTTCCGGGCGACGGCCTCAAGTATAGGGGTAGGGGGCTGATCCAGATCACCGGCCGGGCGAACTATGCTGCGTGCGGCGAAGCGTTGGGATTGGATCTGACCAACCATCCCGAGTTGTTGAAGCAGCCGCAGTATGCGTGCCTGTCGGCCGCCTGGTTCTGGGCAACGAAGGGTTTGAACACGCTGGCCGACGCCGACAAGTTCGAAACCATCACCCGTCGGATCAACGGCGGCCTCAATGGCCAAACGGATCGGTTGAAGCTGTGGGGGAAGGCGACGGCGGTGCTGGCATGATCCCTCTGACATGGCGGATGGGCGGCGCGCTGGGGTTGATCCTGCTACTGATAGTCGGCAGTGCAGCGGGGGCATGGAAGGTGCAGGACTGGCGCTACGGCAGGCAGCTTTCAGAACAGGCCGGTCTGCACCAGGACGACCTGACCGCCATAAGTAACGCCGCCGCCGCCCAGGTCCGCGCCGATCAGGATAAGCGCCTGGCGCTCGAGCAGCGTCTGTCAGTAAGCGACCAAACCCACCACAAGGAACTGAGCGATGCTCAAACGAAACAGGATCGCCTGCGTGATCGCTCTTGCCATTTCTGATTTGAGGCTGTCAGTCCTCCTCGACCCCACGGATTCAGCCGGTGGCTGCTCAGTGCCGGCCGGTACCAGCGACGGCGGCGTGGTTCATGGAGGATCGGCGCCCGACTGAACCCAGCGCATGCTCAACGAAATGTTGCCATCGCCGACGTCGGCGACCAAGGATTGATCGCGTTACTCCGTTGACATTAATGACCCTAGGAGATTCTATCAAGCACCAGCTAAAAAATGATCTCGCAGGAAATCTTGCGGGTTAATAGCATTTGTGAAGAGGTATCAATTCGGTGCTAGCTCTTTGTGCTTGAAGTATTTTGGCCTTTTGCACTGTGGTCTTGGAACAGCCCACAATCTCTGCGACCTTGCGTATAGAATGGCCTTGGTCAAGACATGTCAGAATGTGCTGATGTAGGGTTTCGTCTCTTTGCCTACCCGTGTATTTCCCTTGAGCCTTCGCTCGCTCCACCCCCTCAGCTTGTCTCTTGAGCCCAACAATGTTGTAGGCAGCCATTTCCATATACATGGCTGCACCTATCTCTCGTATCACCTCAGAAAGCGCTTCAACAACATCAGCCGCTGTCGACTCCTCTGAATCTATCTGTCGCATTGCTTCTGCATCTGTCCGCCTTATCGCCTCAGTGACCTTTGCGGCCACCGTAGCTGCTGATAGCTCAATCAGCTCCTTTACCTTCTTAGGAATTACTCCTGTCTGAGTATCTGTAATCATGTTTTCATTCATGAGTATTACTTCTTTATGCTGTCGTCGCTGCTATTGACGCTACTCCAGTTCGACCACAGCTAGGTTCATAGGTACTTGAACAGCGTAGGTCACGTAATCGAGTTATTCATTTTTTGAAGTTCGGCAGAATGTTGGGGGGCAAAACCTTCGCTGTAGGCCACGGTTTACCGTTTGCATAAGCACAAAAATACGGAAGTTTTGCCACCCTAAATAGAGGTGGTATTTCTTATAAAACAATAGGTTGGTTGGCTTCAGGTCCCAGCATGGGGTGCTAGGGACTTAGCGTGGCGATCGATTACTGTCACTCGGGTGTCATCAGCACCGCGAGCGTAAGCTTGATGAACTCCTCATTCTTATCGATGGTGTCCAAGGCGCCGCGCACGTTGTCGGCGACGTCAGCCGAACCGCGGGCCTCGACCCAGTTCGAGAGCTCCAGGATGGCGGCTTCGAGGGCGAGTTGGTTTTCGTTGATCTTGAATAGTAGGGAAGGGAGCAGGTCTGAGTTTGGCAATGCAATTCCTCTATAGATGAGGAAAGCGTAGCAGTCGCAAAGGAATTGGTGTTCAGTCGGCAGGACGCCGTGGGAGGGTGCGTGACTTTTGCGTGACTCTCTCACGCACGTGTAAGCACTTGTGGGCATTCGATTGCAGCGAGCGCCAGTAAAAACGGCCATTTCACAAGGTCTTACAGGGGTACTGCGTGCATGGGCTGCTAGGCGTCTTTGCAATCACATGCGCGCTTAGAGATATGCAGGATCGGCATACCTTTTGTTTTTATCACCTCGCGCTGAGCGCTTATTTATGAACTTAAGTCAGAGGTTTTTCCGGACCGCAATCTTTTGCAGGTATGCGGAAACATTGGGCTGCATGGCATCCTTCCAAGCCTGATTGCGGACCGGAAAACCTATTGAAAGGCGCAGCCTGATTGATTTTCCCTAGGGACTTAAAATCCCCCGCTCGTAAGGGCGTGCCGGTTCGATTCCGGCTTCGGGCACCATGAATATCAAGGGCTTACGCTTAACGGCGTAGGCCTTTTTCGTTTCTGAGTGGTTTTCGTGTCTATCATTTACCTCGGCGTTTGCCACCGGCGCCCAGGCTGTCGAACGCGAGTTGTCGTGCTGAGGGTTGCCAGATTCCTTGCCCCGAGCTTTGGTGTGTCCTTGGCAGCATGGGGAGGCCAATATGACGTTATGCTTCGGAACCTTCGACCAATCGGCCTGGTGCAGGTCTTGGCAGACGTGTTGCGTGTCCGGGTTGTTCTTCGTGTGCCACTCGACGGCTGCTGGCCAATGGTTGGCTGCCCAGAGTATTTGCAGGCCGGCATCAACCCCGCCTCGGGTCCATCCGCCAAACCCGGAAAACAAATCGATTACTGTGAACATAAGTGATCCTCGCCGGCTGGCGTGATTCGTTGAAGTGGGGTATTTGTGTTCGGCCCGGCATGGAGCCGGATAAGGAGATCGAAATGGTGTTAGTGGATAGGCCGTACCCAGTTGTCTATGAGCATCGAGGCGTTAAAGCGAA